GACTGGGAACGATCCGTTGGGTAACGCGCTGTCGTTCCAGGCCGACGCTTCCGGATGGTCGGACACGTTCACCGATACGAACCTCGGGAACACAACGGCATATCGTTATTATCAGCTTTACATCAGCGCCAGCAACAGCGGCACGGCGATCACAACGCTGGGCGAGATCGAGATTGCCGCCACCGCCGGTGGCGCAGATACGACCAGCGGACAGACCTACAGCGACAGTGACCACGACAGCGCCAATGGCGCGTCGCTAGCCTTCGACGATTCGACCGGCACGTTCTACTCGTCGCAAGTCAGCCCAAGCATCGCCGCGTTCCCGCACACGATCACGGTCGATTATGGCGCGACTTCGGGCAATTGGATTGCTGCCAACCAGCTGAAGGTGACAGCACGCTCGAATAACGGGGGCCAAGCTCCCAAGGACTTCAAGCTGCGCGGCTCAGCAGACAACGCCACTTGGACCGACATCATCACCGTCACCGGCGCAACAGGCTGGGCAAACGGCGAAACGAGGACATACACGACATGAGGCGCATCATTGTTGCGCTTCTGGCGCTCATGTGGACGACCTCGGCGCAGAGCTTTCCAAAGCCCGCCGACGTGCCGGATTATGTATCGTTCACGCCGCAATATAAGACCGACAACTCGGACAATTTCGAGATCGACCCGACCATCACGCCGATGCCGGTTTCGTCTTACCAGTTGACCAACATTCCGGTGCCGAGCCTCACAAACCGCGTTGACACGGTGCCCGGCGGAAGCGCTAATTTCAAGCTGACGACCCTCGACGGCGGAACGGCGGACACATCGAAGTTCCGCACCACCATCGACTTCGGCTTCATGCTTCCAGATGACCCTGTAAGGAACTACGGGCAGCCGGGGCAAAGCCATCTGCACTGCTTCTTCGGCGCGGGCTCGACCAACGCCTACTCGACCTACAAGACGCTGCGCAAGCACGCGATCGACAGCACGGCAATCGGCACCGATGCCAACGGCACCGGCTACTGGTTTCCCTGCGTCGTCGTTCTCAACCCCTATGGCAACGGCAAGAACTACGCAATCAAGCCGGACAGTGTAACGGTTTATTATGAGGGCAATCCCGCTGACATGAAGCGGACGGCCTATATCCCGCGCGGGCTCCGTTACGTCCTCGGCTTCGACATGGACTCGTCGAGCCCGACCGATCAGTTCGCATGGCTTCAGCCGGCGATAGACAGTGCCAACGCGGCTTACGGCTCGACCCGCTACATGCTAAAGATACCGGGCGGGACATACGCCTCGCGGGTGCTCTATACCTGTGATGGAGCCTCACCGGCATCGGTTTCTGTCCTGAAGAACGCAGACGGCTCCGACCCGTTCGGCGGGACGTGCGAGTATTCCAAGGTCACTGGTTCGATCTCGGGTACGACCCTCACGGTGACGGCCGTAACCAGCGGCACTGTGCGCGCCGGGCAGAGTTTGAGCGGGACAGGGATCACCGCGGGGACTGTCATCACGGCACTGGGGACGGGTGCCGGTGGCACCGGAACCTACACGGTCAGCAATTCGCAAACGGTCGCCTCGACCACGATCGAGGGCAAGTCGCAGCTACACATGCGGATCACCGGCCCGCGCTGTTTCGACGGCCTGAACCTGTGGGCTCCGGGCGGTTACAAGAACGTCTATCAGGAGGTCTGGGACAACCTCAAATCCAAGTGGGTCTGCGGTTACAATGGTTACACCCTTCCCGCCCTGACGGTCCAGGTCGATTTCACGCAATACGGGTGGACAGATCGCCAGCGCTGGGATTTGTCGAGCGATATCTCCTATCGTGCCGCCAAGGTCCTGACGACGGCGCAGGTTCCGCCCGGCACGACGTTCCACACCGACTGGTTCGGTGGATGGGATGATGACATCATGCGGATTTGGGAGACCAGCATCGGCGTCGAGAACCATACGACGCACGAAATGAACAACAGCTACATCAGCGACACGCAGCAGCTCCACGGAGCGAGCGGCCCAGGTGCCGGTGGACGTAACCCGCAAATTGACGGGTCGAGTCTGCCGCACGTCCTCGAAACCGACAGCGGATGGATGCTGATTCCACCGGCATGGTCAGGCTCGCTGACCAACATGCACCTGCACAACTGAGCCTGAGCTGAAAGCGAGGGTTACGAATGGCCGCCCGAATGAGGACGCAGCACCAAGAGGACGTGCGCGCCAAAATCCAAACCAGTCAGCTGATTAATCGCCTTACGGAACATGCACTTGGCAAGGTCGAGCTAAGCCCGACCCAAGTCCGGGCAATCGAGATACTGATCAGGAAGACCCTGCCCGATCTTCAGGCGATTGCACACTCAGCAGGTGACGAGGAAACGGCCAAGGCTCTGGCGGGCTTGGGTGCCTTTGCATGGCAACAGCCGCAGTAACGGTCGAGAGCCCCTATGCTCCGCGCCGGCAGTTCATGGGGCTTCACACACGGGAGACACGCTGGGGCATCGCGGTATGCCACCGCCGCGCCGGAAAGACGGTCGCCTGCGTTAACGATCTGATCAAGGCGGCAGCGACATGCGAGCGCAACAGTCCGCGCTTCGCCTACATCGCTCCGCAGCTCAACCAGGCCAAGGACATCGCCTGGTCCTATCTGCTGGAATACACCGACTGCTTCGGGCCGGAGAGGAAGGTCAATGCGTCGGAGCTTTGGGTTGAGCTTCCAAACAATGGGGCTCGCATTCGCATTTACGGCGCTGACAATCCCGATCGCTTGCGAGGCATATATCTTGACGGCGCTGTTCTCGACGAGTTCGGGGACATGGACCCGACAGTGTGGACGCAGGTCATTCGTCCCGCGCTCAGTGACCGCAAGGGGTGGGCGATCTTCATCGGCACGCCAAAAGGCAAGAACACCTTCCACCAGCTCTGGACGCTAGCTGAAGAAGACCCCGACTGGTTCAGGCTCAACCTGAAGGCGTCCGAGACCGGCCTGCTCGATCAGGCGGAACTGTCCGACGCCCGCAAAATGATGAGCGAGGACGAATACGCCCAGGAATACGAATGCTCGTTCGAGGCCGCGGTCAAGGGTGCTTACTACGGCAAGGAAATGAACGATGCGGAGGCAGACGAGCCTAGCCGCATAACCGCCGTTCCATATGACCCGCGCCTGCCTGTGCACACTGCATGGGACTTGGGTGTCGCGGATTCGACGGTCATCTGGTTCGTTCAGAACCACGGACGCGAGACGCGCATCATCGACGTTCTCAAGGGTGAGGGCGTTGGGCTCGACTGGTATGCCAAGAGGCTGCACGAGCGCGACTATGTGTGGGGCAATCACTACTTGCCCCATGACGTTGAGGTGCGCGAGCTAGGCACGGGCAAGAGCCGCAAGGAAGTCTTGGCTGGATTGGGGATCAAGGCGGCCGTCTGCCCCAACATTCCGCTGGCGGACGGGATTCAGGCGGTGCGGATGCTGCTCCCGACCTGCTGGTTCGACAAGGTGAAGTGCAAGGACGGAATCGAAGCTCTGCGCATGTATCGTCGCGAGTATGACGAGAAGCGGCAGGAGTTCAAGCCGCACCCGCTGCACGACTGGACCAGTCACTACGCGGACGCGCTGAGATATTTCGCGGTCGGGCACAAGAACCGCTCGCCGGCACAGAAGCTGACCTACTCCAACAAGGGGATCGTGTGATGCACGTCAATTACGCTGTCCCGACGCACAACCCGTGGCATCCGACGACATACGAGCTGACCGCCGAGGGGCGCGAACGGGTGATGCGGGAAACGGCACCGCACATCGTTGCGGCGCTGGCTCGTGAAAATCCAGAGGCGAAGTCAGTCTCGGTGAGCTTTGGCGGTGTGCCCTACGCAGGGTTCGTGCGCGCATGACCGATCCCGCATTCCTCGCGTTCCTTCAGTCGGAGGAAGCCCGCGCCTATGACGGGCAGCTGCTCGACGACGTTGAGGCGGCGATCAACTCCTACAACGGCGCGGAATATGGCGACGAAGAGGACGGGCGCTCGCAGGTCGTTGCGCGGGACGTGGCGGAAACCACCGACTACATGCTGACATCGGTGCTCGATGCGTTCGTGGCATCGGGCCGCGTAGTGGAGTTCGAGCCGTCATCCGAGGACGACGAGGACATTGCCGACGATGCGACCGAGGCGATGCACTTCCTCTACCGCAAGAAGTCCGGCTACCGCCTGATCCACGACTGGGCCAAGGCTGGGCTGCTTGAGAAGATCGGCATCGTCAAGACCTGTGTCGAGCGCAAAAAACAGCGGGTGGTCGCGGACTATCACCCGGCGTTCATGCCCGATGATGCGATCGAAGCGGAAGAGACGGGGCAGGTTCATCCCGAGGACGGCGCACCGATCATCCGTGCGGTCACGCTTGAGGATTCGCCTGTCCAGTTCCCCGATTACCATGTGCCGCTTGAGGAGTTCCTTCGCGCTCCCGATGCACGCGACCTGGAGACGGCGGTCTATCTCTGCCATTTGACGGAAAAGAGCCTGTCCGAGCTGAAAGAGATGGGGCTCGACGTTGACGGCATCCCCCTAAGCGATGGGCAGACGCCGTTCATCAACTCGCTTGCCAATGCGCGCGAGGACGGACGCAACAACTGGCTCGGCGTGCTCGACCGCCAAGGCCCCAACCGCAAGGTGTGGCTGCGGGAAGAATATGTCCTCTACGATCTCAACGGAGACGGGATCAGCGAGCGGCTGTGCATCCATCGAGTTGGCAACACGATCCTCAAGATCGAGGAGGTCGATTACCAGCCGTTTGAATACTGGTGCCCGTTCCCAATGCAGGGGCGGCTCGTGGGCCAATCGTTGGCCGACAAGACGATGGACATCCAGCGCGTCAACACCGTGCTTGAGCGCAACATGCTGGATAGCCTCTACCAGCAGACTGCGCCGGGCACGTTTATCTCGGAAGACGCGATCGGCGATCATACGCTCGATGACCTGCTGACGATCCGTCCGGGCCGCGTGGTGCGGTTTGCCGGCGGTGTTCCGCCGATCCCCGAGCAGAGGGCGGACGTGTCGGCCACGGCAATGGCGGCAATCGAGTTCAAGATTCGCCAGAGAGAATCGCGCACCGGCATTACCCGGCTCAACAAGGGCGTTGACGAGGACACGCTCAACGACACCGCCAAGGGCCAGGCGCAGTTGATGGCGCGCGGCCAGCAGATGGAGCGCTATATCATCCGCAACTTCGCGGAAGGCGTGGCGCGGCTGTTCATGAAGAAGGTCGGGCTGATGCGCAAATACGCGCAGCCCTTTCGCATCCGGGTTGATGGGGAATATCGCGAGGTCGATCCGTCGCAATGGCCCGAGGACATGGAAGTCCAGGTGACGGTGGGTCTTGGGTCGGGGTCGAAGCAGGACCGCATCATGTATCGCCAGATGGTGGCGCAGACGCACACGCTGCTGATGCAGGGACAGGCCCCGATCTGCACTTGGGAGAATGTCTATAACAACCTGACCGCGGCAGCGAAGGACGCGGGACTGGCTCCCAATGACATCTTCACCCACCCCGACGAAGCGCCGCAGCAGGAGCCGCAGCCCGATCCGAACATGCTGAAGGTGATGGCCGAGATGCAGATCGGTCAGGCCAAGTTGCAGCAGGCGCAGCAGGAAGGACAGCAGAAGCTCGCGCTGATGGCCCAGAAGCATGAGAGCGATGCGGCGATTGCGCAGTTCAAGTCGAACATGGAAGCGGACTTGGCCGTCCGCCAGCAGAACCTCGACATGATGCTCCAGCGCATGGAGATGCAGATGGAAGCGCAGCGCCATGCGCACGACATGAAGCTGAAGGCCGATGAATCGAAGGCCAAGGTGAAGACGCTGCGCCGTGGTGGAGCGCTGAACAAGTGACTGAAGCCGAGCGCATCGCCCGCGCCACCCGCGCCAATGCCGCATGGGGAGAGTTCGTCGAGCCGATCATCGCCGGGATGGAGCGCGAATACACCGCCCGCATGGTCGAGGTGGCGAACAGTGAATTGAGCCGCGACAAGCGTGCCGACAAGCTCACCGCGCTGGCCAATGCGCTGAAGATATCCGCCAATGTCAAGGCGGCGATGCACGCGATCATCCTCGACGGTGAGGTGGCGCACAAGGACAAACTGAGGGCGGACAAGATCGAACAGATGACCGCACCACAGCGGCGGCTGCTCGGGATCGCGCCTTACTAAACCGGGGTTTGCCGAATGCCGATGTTTGGCGCGCCTCTGTCGGGGATGCAATCGCACGCCCTGCTGCAACATTTGATGTTCGACGTTCCCCCGCCTGCTGGCGGAACGCTAAGCGCACCGAAACGCAATGCAGGACAGACGCTTCACGATTACATCCAGCAGAAGGCAACCCCGTTGCTGGGCAAGCGGATTGCGAGCAAGGTTGCTGCACTGCCGGATTATACGCCGGTCGGGGCGCTGACATCTGCTAAATGACATGGGCATTCAAGGCATCAGTTACCTAGACCAAGGATCGCGGGTAGCTGGACTAGGGTCTCGGAACTACGTTGTTTTCAACCCCGACATCATTGACATTCTGAAAAGGCAGTGAGTCAACCCAGGCTAGGGTTTCACAGGCAATCTTGTCGGCTTCCGCGACATAGCGTTCGCAGGAGTTCTCGCTGAGGTTCGCGATCGCATCAATGGCTGAATAGAGCCTAGCTGCGACAATATCGAAATACTCAGCGCGGGTGATGCTCTTCCATTTCCACTCAGCCATGACCCCCGGCTACCACAAAACAGACATAACAACAAGAGCGGGGCCAACCCGCCGACTGTGACAGCCGGAGAGACGGCGCAACCAGAAGCCTGAAAAAAGGACGACCAATGACCCAGCCTGAAACGGCAGTCGGAGGCGAAGCCACGCCCGTGGAAACGCAAGCCGATCCCAAAGACTATTTCGAGCAGCTTGCAGCCGAAGAGTTCGGCATTACGGACGAAGAAGAAGAACCGGCGGAAGGCGCGGAGGAGCAATCCGAAGCCACCGAGGAAGCCGAAGACGACACCGCAGCCGAAGAGGAAGCCGACGATCTTCCTCCCATCGACGCCCCGGTCTCGTGGGATGCAGAAGCGAAAGAGGTATTCAAGAACCTCCCGCGCGAGGCGCAAGAGATTGTCGCCAAGCGCGAGGGGGAACGCGAACGCTTCGTTCAGCAGAAATCCCAGGAAGCCACGCGCGCCCGTCAAGAGGCTGAGCAGGCCGCTATCCAGCAGCTTGCCCAGATCGAGCAGGGCTATGCGCAGCACTTTCAGCAACTGGCCGAGCAGATTGCTCCCCAGCGTCCCAACCCGGCGCTGTTGCAGCATGACCCGATGGCCTTTTACGCCCAGCAGGCGGCCTACGAGGAATCCGTTGCCCAGCAGCGTCAGTTGCAGCAGCGCTCCCTCGAATATGCCCAGCAGGCACAGGCCCGCGAAGCGCAAGCCGAGCAGGCATTCAACGCGGATCAGCACCGCATCATCGTCGAGAATTTCCCGGAATATGCCGATCCTACGTCGGGTCCGAAGC